GACCTTACTCCCTGCTTTGGTTTACGACCACGCAAGCGTAGTCGATACCTTGAATTAGATGCCTTGAGCATCCGGCGCAGCATGGTAACAATTTCCATGCCGTCGTCGTTGTTCGGCACTTTGCCAATCATTTCATTCATGCTTGGTTCCTTTCTTCATAATCGTCTATTTGTTCTAAGCTATCGGCAATGACACCCATGATATCCATCATGGCGTATTCACCGATGTGATGATCCTTATTGATTAAGGATTTCTTGGTGCGCACGACTTGTGCGTATAGGTCAAGCAACTTCCTTTTTAACTCTGTTGTTTCGTTTACTTGGTTCATGTCTATGCCCCCGTTATGCTGTACTTCCTTTGAGTATAGCTTTGGTTCATGTTCATCCCACCTAGTATGTCGGCCATTGATAGCTTTGACTTAATGGCGGGCTTGGCGTGTGGTATAACAGTCGCCTTGGCAACTGGCTTCTCCAGGGTCTTTACCCTAGGTTTTCGTGATCCGTAGGTTGGATCGTTCAAGTTGGACTGTGCGAATGCTCGCAACTTATTCCAAGTTGGATCCTTTTTAGGCGAACTACGTCTATACGTAGCACCTTTTATGGCGTTTAGTTTCTTCATTATAAAAATCCGGTTAGGTATTAATAGAAATGCCCCACTCCAAAGTTTCCGATGAAGTGGGGCTTCGGTTCTGATTTACTCGCACTGTCTACACGGAACGTATCGGATGTAGGTTTTGTATCGTGCGTCTTCCCTCTTGGCAATCACTCGCTCGGGAAACCATTCATGAATGGTCGACCTATCGGCAACTTGTTTACCCTTATCACGCTACCACACCTACTTGTTCAATCGAGCAAACGATTGTCTTTCGAATCCATCACGGCAATAAATGCTAGGCAAGTAAACTCTCTTACATGAATCATAGGCAAGTTACCCTTTCAATCTAGGTTTTTTAAGATACCTTTAAAACTCGAGAACTAGGGAATAGTGGTTCAGTAACTACCTTTACCCTATTGTTGTAAACCATCCTGCTTTCTGATCACTCGCTACCCGATAGTGTTTTTATGCTAGAAGTACCTTTCGGCTCTTCTGACTAGAGGACTCGCAAAATCGGCCGAGTGGAAAATCGAATGGAATCTGTCAAATAACTACCATCAAAATTGATGATGCAACTAACTTGGAAAATGGATTCACCGATTGCAAGAAATTTTACGAAAAAAATAAAAAAAAATTAACTTTTTTGCTCAGGTACAAAACCAGGTCCATTACCCTATTGACACGCCCGGAATCACCCTACAACAAACAGGGTAAACCCCCCGGAATTGCCTACAAGCCATTTTTATTGATTGCGAATACCCATACCCATGTAAGGCCTTGCAAGGCCATATACGGCAAATGCGTGGATCCGATTGAAACCTGGGGTAAACACCCTAGTGTCAAGCATAAAATTCGAGACATTTTGGCACGAAAGCCACCCCTAAGTAGAACCCCTTATATGATCCTGGAAGTACCCTAGGCCGGATAGGGGAAATACCCTAAGGATTGGATATATCCCATCTTATAAGGAAAAAACCCTAGCTCATGGTAGGGTAAACACCCTGGAGGGTAAAAACCCCAGGACCGGCCCGGGTAAAGACCCTAATTGTTAATAGGGTAAACACCTTGCTAGGACTGTACCCTAGATGTTAATAAGGTAAAGACCCTACACGTTCTAGAAGCCCGACCGACGGCTGGATACACCCCAGGGCTACATAGGGTAAACACCCCAGACGTTCTAGAAGCCCCCGACGGCTGGGAAACACCCTAGATGTTAATGAGGTAAACACCCCGGGGGGGCGGTCTTTAGTTTCGCTAAGACTTTCTAAATATATATAAAAAGACTGCCCTAAAAAAATCCATCACTCAAGGGCTCGTATGGCCGCCTTCCTTAAGACTGTCCTTCCTTAGGACTGCCCTTCCTTTGATTCCCTTTTCTTTATTTAATCCTTTTGGATTACTTATTAGGAAATAACCTTTAAGGCTTGGCTGCCTTAAGGTAGGCATGATTATATCATATGGGTTACGCTTGTCAAGCACGTATTCAAATATCATTTGACACACTAGGGTATAATACCTAGAAACGCACCATGGAAGATGAGAAGGAAGAGCTAATGCAGGAGATCACGGAGGCTATACAGGTTATAGCCAGTGAGAAGCAGGCTCTGAAGATGAAGAGTCTCAGCGTATATAACCCGAAGAAGGTAGCCAATATTCTATATTTATTCTGTACTGGATCCAGTCAGACTAGGCTGGTGAAGAAGTACGGGTACGACAGATCGACGATAGTCAATGTACTGACTGACTACGCTGACCACCTAGGTAAGTTCAAGGAACTTTCTGGCAGGATAGCATCGAGGAACTATCTGAACATAGCCAGCCTAGAGGAGGATCTTATTGAACAGGTACGTGAACGAATGGAAAACGATCCGGAGATGGAGGTATCGTTTCGGGATCTAAAGGAGATTTCAATAGCTAAAGCAAATGCCGCACGTGAAGCCCTAACAGCCAGAGGCGAGGCCACGAGCATTACTGAGGAGCGGAAGGTCGTTACCCAGGATGATTACGAGGCAACCATCAAGGCTGCGAGGGATCGTATCGCCAAGGCTAAACAGGCACAGGTAGAGGAGGTAATTGATGTCGAAGACTGAGGAAGAATACAGGCAACTTGAGGTCGCTATCTACGATCTCAGGACTGAGAACAATAAACTCCGCAAGGACAAAGAACGTCTAGAATGGCTAATGTCTATGGTGGGCTGGGCTAGCACTAGAGATGACATTGATAGAATGAGAGGAGAAGATGATGAACATAACTGATGAACACAATGAAGAGATTTATGAACAAGTACGGGCTATCCTTGCTGAACATTTTGCTAATTTTATCTTCTGTGTTATGGACGACGATGGTGACGTTTATTACGATTATACTAATCTACCTATCGGAAAGATGCTGATGCGGGAGATGCAGGACGAGATGAATGCTGATGATCTATCTATTGATTGGGAGTTCGACGAGGAGGACAACAGCGGAGTCTGGGGATGATACTTGAGTTCACAAAGCACCCGATCCTTCAGCCACCGTCGGATGAGGAGATCGTTGCTCTTGGGGAGATGGACTACAAGCTCCTCCAAAGGCTACACGATGCACACGAGGGACGGATCAAGGCTGCGGAGGAAGATCCTCTTAGGTACGGGTTTGAACTAGCTGGATGGTCACGGATACGTCAGTCCCTTGAGAACTACGACGAGGTCATTACCTTCGGTGGTAACCGTTCGGGGAAGACAACAGGATGTGCCAAGATGGTGATGGAGGCTGTTACCCAGAACCAGGACGGACACGTTGTGTGCTTCTCACAGAATGCGGATACATCCGTCAAGGTACAGCAGGCTGCCATCTGGGAAATGATGCCTAAGGAGTTCAAGCGAAAAACGAAGAGTATAGAAGGTTATATCAACTTTTCTATGCAAAATGGTTTCACTGGCTCTTCATTTATTTTTCCAGATACAAGAACTCGTGTGGATTTCAAAACATATACCCAGTTCTCAAATAATCAAACTATCCTTGAGGGCTTTGAGTTCGGTTTCAAAGGATCAGAAGGACTGAACATCGGTGCTTGGCTGGACGAATATCTTGGTGATTCTGCACTTGTAAATACTTTACGCTTCCGTCTCGCTACACGGAACAGCAAGATGCTTCTTGGCTTTACTCCAATTGATGGGTACACGCCATTTGTATCCGAGTACCTGAAGGGTGCGGAGACACTGGAGACAAGGAACGCAGAACTTCTAGGCAGAGAGGTTCCTGTCAAACAGTACTCACCTGAGCGTGATGCTGGGATCGTGTACCTGCATTCTGACGAGAACCCTTTCGGGGGATATAATCGTATAGCCAAGGACCTGAAGAACTCCTCGGAGGATCAGATAATGGTTCGTGCCTACGGCTTGCCTACGAAGTCAATGACTTCATTGCTGCCGAACTTCAGCCCTGAGATCAATGTCCTGTCGGATGAACCGAACAAGTACGGACAAGTATTCCCAGATGCCAGCGAACTGACATGGTATCAGGTCGTTGACCCCGCCTTTGCACGGAACTACGTATCCATCTGGGCAGGTGTTTCCGAGAGTGATGAAATATTTATTCGTAGAGAATGGCCGGATAGGGACACGTATGGCGAGTGGGCACTGTTCGGTGATCCGAAGTGGAGATACGGCCCAGCATCCAAGAAGATTGGATACGACGTAGAAATGTACTGCGAACTCTTCAAGGAGATCGAGGAGGAACTAGGGATCGAGGTAATGGAGAGAATCGGGGACTCCCGCTTCTTTGCAAAGGAGAACGAGAACAATGTTGATCTCTTTACGAAGTTCTATGACTACGGACTTTCTTTCATAGCCTCGGATGGACAGACGGAGCAGATCGGTGCGACCGCACTAGATGAATGGTTCTTCTATAATCCGAACTACGA